TTGTGTGTTAGAACTCCAGTTACCATTACCACCACCGCCACCTGCGATAATAAGCGGAAAATTTCCCGGTAATACAACAAATGTTCCACCGCCACCACCCGGTGAGCTGAAAGTTGATGGCTGTGTAGTATTTGCACTTGGTTGACCAACAGCTATTGTTACATTGGTTCCCTGCTGTAATGTGAATGTGGCACGAACCACAGCACCTCGACCATATCTCACATTGGCTTGTGTATTTGAAGTAAATGTTGGTATACCAGATCTGGAACCTGCTACTTCAATTGTATATTGTGCAGTTTGTGGAACTATCCAATATTGATAACCTTGCTTGCCCATACCAAAATAACTGGTATTTGTGAGCCATACATTGCTGGCATTGCTGGCACTGTAACTGTTGGCAAATAACTGAACTAATGTTGCACCACTAGAACCAACCACATTTCCTGCGGTAAAAGTAAATGTTGAAAAATTATATAGGGCAGTTGTATCGTAAATTGTGCCGCCGTATATGGTAGTGCCTTGAATAATCATTTATACTAATCGTTCCATGATGATAAAATTCTTTTTATATCCAGGTCCAATGATTAATGTAACTCTATAGTAACGACGATTAGTTTCATCTCTAACGCTGTAAATTGCTCGATCATTTGCCCATGGAAAACTCCAGGTCATTGGTTGTTGCCAGGTGGTATTTAATGTATTACCATTCCAATATATCGCAGTATAATTACCAACATAAGCACCGTTGCTCCAGTATGCTTGACCGCTAATATTTACGCTCATTGTTCCTGAGGTCACTCTGAACTGTAAACTACGATTACCACTAGACGCCATTTGAACAGCCAATGTGTCTAATGATAATTCTATTCCATCATCAATACTAGCAGCCTTGTATCCTGGCGGTGATGTAACTATAATTGGAGCCATTGGATTGGGTGCTGAACCTACCATGGTAGGCGAACTTGCGGTAGTTGTGGTATTAGATTTAGCCGCTGTATTGGCGATCTTCATTTCTATCATGCCGGTGGGATCAGGCAACAAGAAAGTGTTTGTTTCGTCGTCAAAGAACAAATCAGTATATCTCGTGGCGATATCTGCTCTGTCAGAAGTTACATCATTTGAATGAATTAATCTTATTGTCATTGCTTATCCTATGTATGTTACAGTCCACGAATCATTGCCATCAAAATTAACATTACCTGCTAAAATATTAGCACTTAAAAAATCTCCGGCAGCAAGTTTAACTACTCCACTGGTTCCAAAGTGCGACGCTGTTCCTGTATTGGTATCTGTTTCCCAGAATGCAATAATATTAGCACCGCTACTGTTACCGTTCTTGAGAATGGCAATTTGATTAAGTCCATTGTTACTACCAACTCTGGCTACTAGTGTTGTTTGATATAACCCGGGAATTGGTGCAGTGAATTTTCCTGTAGTAGTATCAAAGTAATTACCTTGATTGTAATCAACAGTTAAAGATGAACCCTTAATATTGACATTGGCTGTATTATACCATACAGGACTTCCACTTCCATAAACACGGAACGCTGGTCTATTAGGAGCGTATCCAGCAGCGATACCCATTGCGGTAGTATTACCTGACACATACAGGTTAGGTAATACTACATTACCTACATTGTCAAATGTAGAACTATATGCTCCGGAAATAATGGTGGTGTTAGGACTGCTTCCCACTAAATTACCAACAGTGGCATTACCAGTTACAGATATGTTTGCCAGACCACTTGCATAACCACCTGTAACCACAGCATTGGCTGTTGACAAGTTGGTAGCTGCCAATGTTGTAACATTACCACTGGTTGAATTTATTGTAGTAACTGTTGCAGAAATAATACTAGCATTGGTTAATGCACTTATGTAACCACCACTGATAACAGCATTGGCACTGTTAAAGTTTGCAGTTCTTAGTGTGACAATGTTGCCACTGGTAGTGTTTAGTGTAGCTACATTTGTATTAGGATATGTTAGTAAGTATGCTGCAACCTGTGTGTTACCATAACTGCTTACACCAAATGTGGCATTAGCATAGGTTTGGAAAGCACCAATATTGGCATTGCTTGCAAATATCTGATTTTGAATACTGCTTACATTGGCATTGGCAAATGTTTGATATGCACCTAGATTAGCATTTATAGTATTGATACTCGTTGCTTGTGTGGCTGCATTCGCATTGGCAAATATTTGGTAAGCACCAACATTGGCACGAAGCACATCATCAGTTCCACTGCCACTAGCAGCAGTTAATATGTTGACACCATTGGCTGCAAACACAAAGGTATTTGCACTAATAACATTTGCACCAGTAATATTACCTCCAGTACCACTGGTTGTTATACTAATCGCACTAATTGTGTTTGATACTATAACATGATTAGCGGCGATATTACCAGTATAGCTGGTTAGATAGGCAGCAACGTTGGTGTTGCTATAGGTGCTCACACCAAAAGTAGCATTGGCGTAAGCTTGATAACTACCTAGGTTAGCATTTATAGTATTGATACTTGTTGCTTGTGTGGCTGCATTTGCATTTGCAAATATTTGATACGAGCCAATGTTAGCGTTTATGCTGTTGATACTAGTTGCTTGTGTGGCTGCATTTGCATTTGCAAATATTTGGAATGAACCAATATTACCACCAATGTATGCTTCAACATTGGTATTGCTATATGTACCACCAATACCTGTTAGTATACTAACACCATTGGCATATAGATAGTTTGTGGCCGAAACATTAGCAGTAGTCAAACCACTACTTGTAAAGTAAGAGTAGATATTACCACTACCTGGACCGCCAGTTAAAATATTAACTCGCTTGCCTGATTGTATAGTTCCTATTACTAAATTACCACCTGTACCTGCTATGGCATTGCCTTGTACATACAACCATCCATCGTTGGCCTTGGCTGCGGTTCCTACACTGTTTAACTGTGTGCCATCCCAGGCACCGCCAGCAATACCAAAGTCAATGTAGTTGGTAAGGTCAGTGCCGTTACCAGCAGTGGCCACCCATTCAGTACTGGCATTGGCACTTAGATTTAAATTTTGAAAATTAATCTGACTATAGTCATTGTAGTCGGCTGTAGCTTGAATTACAGTATATGGTAGAGGTGTATATCCAATTACACCAGCATACAGAGCACCAAATCCTGAACTATCTCCGGTGAATACTGCATTGGCTGTTGTGATATTTGTTTGTGTAACATTACCAATAAAATTAATATTACCATCAACTACAAGATTTTCGTGAATTCTAACATTGGCAGTCAAATTAACATTGGCCGTGGTAGTAAGGCCAGCAAACTGAGGACTGCTGGTCAAGTTAACAGCTTGGTCAACTCGCCCTAACAATGTATTAATGCTGGTTTGTTGACTGGCAGCATTAGATTCTAAGTTTGTAATATTTACATTTGCTGCTGTAACATTGGCATTGGTATTTGAAATACTGTTAAGTATACTGCCAACAGTATTTGCTTCTGTTGCAAGATTTGCTGCTATTTCACCCAATGTATCTAATAGTGCAGGAGCGTTATTAACTAAATTAGTAATCTGCGTATCCACATAACTTTGAGATGCAAGATTATTTAAAATTGATGATCCATTGGCAAAGTTGTACCTGGCGGCAAACACATTGCCAGTCACATAGGCATTCTGACTGGCCACCAGGTTACCTGATGCACTGATGTTGCCTTCGTTCACAGCACTGCCTGTGGTAGAGATTGACCTAAATCCATATATGACCGGTGCAGGACTGGCTCCAAATGAAGTAAGATCACTTAACACCTGTATTACATTGGCACCAATAGTACCCGTGGCTGAGATATTGGTAACACCATCAATCGTGCTGACTGCACTGGCATCAAAGGTTACATTACCACCGCTTGGAAAAGTCAAATTACCGTTATCAAATATCCAATCTTGATTAACTGCGGCATTTACAGTTCTAAGCCGGATCACACCTGGAGAGCCAGAATGAACATTGTCCCCCGAAACCAGTATGATATCACCACCATCTCCGCCCACGGTAGATCCTGCGGTGAATAACAAACTTCCGCCAGGTCCTGTGGTAGCTGATCCTGCTGTAAGTGATATACTGCCAGCGTTGCCTGTTGTTGTACCTCTGGCTGTGATGGTTATATTGCCACTGTCGCCAGAAACTGCTTCACCGGATTCAATGTTTACACTGCCTGCATCACCGGTGACTGTTGTTCCTGCCAGTATGGCCACATTGCCGCCGGCACCGGTCACTGTTTGTCCGCTGTACAATAACAAATCACCAGCGTTGCCATTTATGGTTGACCCAGCTTCTAGTTGTGCCTGGCCACCAGTGCCTGTTACATTAGTTCCTGCTCGTATGACCATGCTACCGGCATCAACCGCACCACCTGCACCTATGGTGTCACCTGCTCTTATAGTCATTGAACCAGAATCTTCGTACACACTGTCACCAGCTCTGATTGTGAGACTGCCGCCCACAGCCGCATTGGAATCCATTGGTCTGATGGCGCTTCCATCAGGTACAATCATAGTGCCAGTGTTGTCAAAAGTCCAGGTATAGTAATTGGATCTTATACTGACATTTGGATTGGCACCTTCCTCAACATTAAAGTGGCTGGCTTCGCCGCCCAGGAACAAGTTGGCCTCTGCATTGTCCTGTTCAAATCCGGCTCTAATGTGTATGTGATTAGGATATGTGGGATCAATAATAATAATTGCACTTTCATAACCCTGAGTGTAAGGAACCAAGCGTATGGTGCTGAGTCCATAGCCATCACCTGAACTGTTTGCCACAAACTGTATTGCACTATCATCTACTGAAATATTGCCGGTGATCGCGCCGCCTAGACCACTTAGTATACTAGTGCCATTGGCGTAGTTGATGTTGCCTGGTATGATTAGATTGCCATCGCTTCTAAAATACCAATAGTTATAAATAAATCCGTCCCCGGTTGCCAGTTCAACATTACCAATGTCGTTGTGAATGCGTAGATTGGCAACACTGGCTGTAGCTTCACTGGGAAGTTGTACAAACACAGAGCCTTCAATTTGATTAGCAAGGGTTAAATAATTCCAGCCAGGATTGGTGCCAGATATGGTGCCACCATACATGCTCACATCACCAATGACGCCTGCACTCGAGTATAAGTTGTTTGGAACATTTGCGGATCCATTAGCGAAGAATAATGGACCGTCTGTTTCTTCATCGACATAAAACTTTATTCCTCTACCAGTGCTGGCACCAATGTTGAACCAGTCAGCATCTCCGCTGTTGTAAATGCCACCTTGTATTGCACCATTGGCATTGATAATGCTCACACCGTTGCTGGCAAATACTGTATCTGGTGATCGTGATTCTCCATTGGCAAACAGTTGGAATGTACTTGCTCCATTGACTAAGCTGGATGCGGCTCCGCCTGTCACAGGAGCACCATTTACCAACAGTGTACCACCGTCCACACGGATAGGAGTGTTGCCAATGTAGATGGTGTTATTTGAGACCCAGAGATCCTTCCACTGGTGTGTGCTATCACCAAGGCTGTAGGTTACATTGGCAGCAGGTATGATGTTACCGTTAAATGCTGCAAGATAACTTTGTACATTTGTATTGCCATATCCTGTGTATGCAGAGGTTTGAACTGTATTATCACCAAATTGTATAGAAACACCAGGAGATAATCTCAAAACATTGGCCTGTGTGAGAACCATCTGCGGAGTAGCAATGTTACCTACCAAAAACTCAACATTGTGCGTGTCTGATACGATCTGTAAGTTACCCCCGGTCATAAACAGATAACCATCGTTAGGGAGTCCCATGGGATAGTATGGATCATTCCATGCTGTGTTGTTAATGCCCATACTCATATAATGAGAGGCATCATTTCCGTCGTCGGCAGTAACACAGATGTCACCACTGCCTTGTGGGTCTACATTCTGCAGATTAATTTGATAATATCTACCATATCCAATCGGTCCAGGATTATTTGTAGTATTTCCAAAGAAAAGTGCAGCAGGATTGGCCCAAGTCTGGCCTTGATCGTGTGCAGGACCTACTCTAATAAAACTTTCAGTTTCGATTTTGTTGCTGGCCATTATGTTGTTGGCTGCTATATTTCCAGTAAACACTGCGCCGGATAAGTTAGCTTTAGATTCAATCAATGATGATTGAGTCGCTGCATTGCCTAACAAAGAAATTAAACTTGTTTCTTGACTTATTGCATTAGATAACAACGAAGTCAAAGTAGTTGCTTGGCTAGCAGCATTAGCAGTTAGTGTATCTAATACTGTGCTTTGAGTAGCTGCATTACCAGTTAATGTATCTAATAGAGCTGCCTGAACTGATGCATTACTTTGTAAACTTGTAATGGCAGCATTGGCTGCTGTAATATTTGCTCTTAAAGAATTTATTTCTGTTGTCTGACTGGCTGCATTAGAATTAGCAAAAGTTTGATAAGCGCCTACGTTAGCATTGACAGAATTAATTGATGTTGCTTGAGCGGCAGCATTTGCGTTGCTAACCGTTTGAAACGCACCCAAGTTAGCATTGATAGCATTAATACTAACAGTTTGAGTGGTGGCGTTGGCATTGGCATAGATTTGATATGCACCAACGTTGGCATTTAATGAATCAATAGCTGCCTGTTGCGAGCCTGCGTTACCTGTTAATGTAGCAGTTATTATATTTCCGCCAACTGTAGATCCGTCATGAATTCTCAGCGTTTTTGCCTGAGTATCGATGGTTATTTCACCGCTTACTCCAGTATAGTTGTTGTTTTGTACAGTATTACCTCGCTTGAATAATACTTTGGTTACATTTACATTGGCTACTGTCATGGTAATAATCCGCTATCAATTACAACTTCATTCAGTGCAGGCGCCGGCTCGGTAGTTGAATAATATGCTGGTTTCACTTCCAGATCCAATGGAACTCCAAAGTTGTCATCGATGTATAACGGGCTTTCACTGCTGTCTGCTGCTAGTACTTTTTTAAGGGTTAATTTGTAAATTCTTTGATCCAAACTATTTACGGTTGCTGTGTCAATTGTTACCGTGCCCAATCCTTTGGTTATATCTGTAAACGTAACCGCTAAACTGTAAGCAGTAGTTTCATTTACAGGATCTTCTATTGCTAATTGAACAGTATATCCTGTCATATTAACTAGCTTTTGATCCTGGTTTCTTATGACAATTTGTAAGGGATTGTCGATCCCTTGATATACGATTATAGGGCGGCTGTACACGACTCGGTTCCTTGGCGAAAATATAGCTGGATCCCAAATTTGGACCTCAACGATATTGGAATATAAATAAGCTTGGATTTGCATTATCTTGTATTTATTGAATAAATGGTTGAACACAACTACGAAGAGTTATTAAATTCCTATCCTTTCTTGACCTATTTAATTTATGGCGGAAACGAGTACATTGGGGTTATACAAAATCTTGACGAAGTAATAACTACAATCTACGATTACGGCGCACTAAAAACTGTAGATCAAAAACGTCAGTTTTTAGAATTAGCCGAAACTTGGTGGTGGGAAAGCAATAGGTTAATACCTATTAATGTGTTTTTAAAAGAAGATTGGACACCGTTCCGTAGTGTTGTTAAAACTATGAACAGTAAAGATGTGGAAATTAAATTTGGCCCGCAAGTAAGCCTTAAAGAAATTGCTGCCAAACGCAGCAAACGTAGAAGTATTACTCTTGTACGGAAGCTTGGTTAAGCAAGTTCATATTAACAGCTACTAGATGTGCGTAAGCTACACCATGGCTACGCTTAAATGCATAACCGCCATCGGTAGGTTTTTCCCACACAGACTCAGCAACTTCACGCCAAGTCTTGCCTATCAAGTGTCTTTTTGCAGGTCGAATAATAGCAAGAAACATAGCTAACCTTGGTATGCTGTTCACTGCTTCTGGCATCTTAGTTAGTGTATCATAATGTGCGCCTATATGTATAAGCTGAGCACAAAAAGCCGGATCATACAATCTATCCCAAGCAGGCTCCTGCTGCATCAATTCTTGTAAATGCTGCTCAGACTGCACTTGTTGATATAACCCTACATTAAGAACGTCTACTTTGATGTATCCAAGATCTTCTGCTGCTTCATAATCCAAGCTTGCACGATTAGTAAACGGGTCTTGAGGCATTTCGGTAAAATACACACCGGTATTGTGCCTTGCAATTTTGTTGTCACGAATGATACTTGCAGCAGTATGTTTTATAACTGCAAGAGCTTGATCTCTATTGGCTACGTCAATGTCAATGTCTGACTTGAACTTCATAATTTAGCCTCTCCAAGAACATAACGACACCATTCTACATCTGCCATATAATCCGTGAACTTACGATTCCAGTAATCAGGATCAATCCAAGGAAGAATAATGGCCAAATGTTCCTGGTTAATAGACTCCAAAAACTGTACACCGCTATCACAGTTGTATATAACCCAAGGACTAATGCGACCAGTGGTAACATGATAACAAATCCTATTATGATTGCCGTACTTGAAATAATGGCTAAAATCAGCAAGGCTGCTATCTCCAAGGGCATACTCTTCCATGGTCTGTAATCCACGTTCAAGTGCGTCCTGGACCGCTTCCTTTTTAATATATTCACTTAACCATTCTTCATAAAAACTGTCTCGACACCAATGATCTATTTTTTTGTTATTTTTTAAAAGCCATGCAGTGAAACTAGTACTATTAATACAGCGAATAGCAACCAAGTGTCTACCGAACTTAGTAAAAGCTGTGTAGTATGGACTTGCCACGAAGTCGCTATAGCCTTTAAGACGTGCGCTACCTTGTGTAGTTTCGTAGAATTGTAAATATGCCCTAAGTCCAAATTGTACTCCTGTTTCAGATTCTTGTTGCCAACGTCGCTTGGGTTCACAAAGGTGAGCAGCTAGAGTGCTTTCCTTTCTAAACAGTCGCTCACAGTATTTACATTTATAGCTCTGATTTGATTCTTCTATCATCCCACCCATGTTCGCGAGCCAGTAGCTTTAAATCTTCTGTGGTATTAATTGCTGCCAGCAGTTCTAGTTCATCCTCTTTAAGATCGGGTCGAAACTGCCTTAAAAATTTGATAGTTTTGTTATTACTGCTTTCACGCTTCTTTTGTTTGATCCAATCATGCCTAAACGTACCCATACCAGGACTTACTGTGGTTGCACTTAGCCACTGTAGTTCTGGATACTTTGCTAGATCAAAAAAATGTTTGTTTAAATTTTCATTGCAGGATAACAAATAATATTGTTGTAATTCTGTACTACCTTGTACACTGCTTCCCCATCGGATCATAAGATACGTGCTAAACTTTTTACGTTCTTCGTCATTGAGATCATTGTAAAATTTACGATCCTTGTTATCAAAGGCTCGCATTTCATTTGTAATGTTTAGTTTATCTGTCATACTGGATGATGGGGTATTGAATCATCTTGTTTACTAAGTGCATGAATTAGTTTAACACGATCTAGTGCATCTTGTAAAGCAGGATTTGTTTTGGCAGCACGATGGATTTCACCCCACAGTTTTGAATCCATTATGTGGTCGTGTAACGACCTACCGTCACTAGTTCTAGGATCGTAATCTCTGCCTATTTCAAATCGTCGATCGGGAGGGTCTCCTATTCGTCTTGCATATACAACGCCGT